TTACGATTGCCTTGTATTTTTTGCTTATTTTATCCAAGCTTGCAGGACCTTGCTGATTTTTATTGTAAGAAACTTAATATAGTTTGGAGACAAAATGTTCCTTATGTCTGTTGCTCTAAATGCTGTAAACATTCTGCGCTTATAGAAAAGCAAAAATTTTTTCAATGTTCTGTGAAGTGTAGCATATTGGATGCTGTTGTAGGTAAACCTTTGAAAGAGATTGTCATTCGCTGTGTATCTTGTTTTGCTTTGCTTGATTATGCTGAAAAGTTAGATATTTGTTCTCGTGATGATGTAGTGCTATTAGTCAGAGGTCATTGGCGAGGAGACTGTAGAAATTGTGCTTTGAAACAATGAGAGGAGACATTGCTACTATTCAAGATATAAACCTAGATTTTGATGAGTTAGTGCTACCTGCCAATCTACTTGCTGCAGAAGAGTCATTGTCACCAGATGAGGAACCAGAGGAGGAGCCAAAAGAACCTTACAGGGTTGACACCTATTGTGTGAATTGCAGAACAGGTGTTAGATTTTTTGTTGTTGCTACTGCATCTTCTATACGAACGCTGCAGCAATTGTTGCTTGGAGAACTTTCGCTTGTCTGTATAGGGTGTTCCAGAGTCCGTTTGCAACATGGGAGATCCCAATAAAGGTACTGATATAGAAAACAGTAATATTAATGAAAATGATGATTGGTTTATAATTCGTGAAGCAGAATGTGTGGATGCAAATGTAAATGTCTTAAATGATTTATTTGAAGAAAGCAACAGTGGGTCGTATGTTTCAAATTTGATTGATGATGATCCAGTGGAACAGGGAAATTCCCTGGCATTCTTCAACGAACAAGTATCAAATGATTGTGATAGAGCATTGTTAGATCTAAAACGAAAGTACCTAGCAAGCCCAGAAAAATCTGTGACAGATTTGACAGATTTGAGTCCGAGGCTTGACGCAGTTCACATATCTCCTCAGAGACAAATCAAGAAAAGATTGTTTGAGGACAGTGGAATAGTTCAAGATGAAGCTGCAAATACTAATGAAAATGTGCAGGTAGATGGTGTTCGCCGCCATGATGAGAATCAGAGCGGCAGTCAAATTGTGGACTTTTTAAAGTGCTCTAACTTTAAAGCTTTATTTCTTGCTAAGTTTAAAGAAATATTTGGAGTATCATATAATGACCTAACAAGACCTTTTAAAAGCAATAAGACATGTTGTAATAATTGGATCTTAGCATTGTATAAAGTGTCTGAAGATGTTATAGAAAGTTCCAAAATTGTGTTAAAACAGCAATGTAATTACGTACAAATTATTATGTATGATATTATAACATTGTATTTAGTAGAGTTTAAAGTATCAAAGAGTAGAGACACAATACAAAAGTTATTTGCTACTACCTTTAGTGTAGACACAATGCAAATTATAACTGATCCTCCTAGGAGCAGAAGTGTTGCTGCAGCATTATTTTTTTTTACTAAGAGATTAAATAACTGTTCGTATAACTATGGAGATGTACCTGAATGGGTGTCAAAGCATACTATGGTCCATCACCAAATGGCTGCAGCTGCTGAAACATTTGAATTATCAACAATGATACAATGGGCTTTAGACAATAACTTGACTGAAGAATATGAAATTGCTTATGGATATGCACAATTAGGGAATACAGACGTTAATGCTGCAGCTTTCTTAAAGAGTAATCAACAGGCACGATATGTTAAAGATTGTTTGCATATGGTAAGACTATACAGAAGGTATGAATTGAAGCAAATGAGTATGTCTCAATGGATAAAAAAGTGCTGTGATGAGTGTCCCAAAGTAGGTGAATGGAAAGTGATAGCAGCTTTTTTAAGGTTTCAAAATATTAATGTTGTTTCATTTTTAACTGCTTTGAGATTGTTTTTTAAATGCTTACCAAAAAAAAATTGTTTGTTATTTCATGGACCTCCTGATACTGGTAAATCATATTTAGCCTATTCATTAATCACATTTTTAAAAGGTAGAGTAGTATCTATGATGAATAGACAAAGTCAGTTTTTTCTAATGCCACTACAAGACTGCAAAATTGGTTTTATAGACGATTGTACCTATTCAGCATGGCAATTTATAGATATTAATATGAGAGCAGCATTAGATGGTAATTATGTATCAATAGATTCAAAGCATAAAGCCCCAGTACAAATTAAGTTACCACCATTAATTGTGACTAGTAATCATGATGTAATGGGAGACTTATCATTAAGATATTTACACAGTAGAATCACATCTTTTAATTTTCCTAATAAAATGCCTTTAGATGAATTAGGCAATCCAGTGTATCAAATTAATGACGATACTTGGAAATCTTTTTTTATGAAGCTTGCTTTACAGTTAGATCTGCAGTTTGAAGAAGACGATGAATCAGGCAGATTTTACTGCTCGTTACGAGAGTCTGCAGGACCAGATTCTGAATCTTTATGAAGCTTCTGCTATGGACATTCAAAGTCAAATCCAACATTGGGAGCTGACTAGAAAATTACAAGTTTTAATGTATTACTGTAAAAAAGAAGGATATAAAAATTTAGGATTACAAATATTACCAACCACTCAAATATCAGAATATAATGCCAAACTTGCAATACAAATGGTTATATTATTAAAAAGTTTAGCAAACTCTGAATATGGCAATGAAGCATGGTCATTAACAGATACAAGTGCAGAAATTGTGTTAACACCTCCTAAAAATACTTTTAAAAAGGGAGGTTTTCAGGTGGAAGTAATGTATGATGGAAATCCAGACAATGTTAATGTGTACACACAATGGGATCATATTTATTATCAAGATGAAAATGAAAGGTGGCACAAAGTGCCAGGTGAGGTGGACTATAATGGACTCTTATACACAGATATAGCAGGAGATAAAAATTATTTCTTACTATTTCATGAGGATGCAGACAGGTATTCTGTAACTGGACAATGGGTTGTGTCTTATAAACACACAACTATTACTTCTATTGTCACCAGCTCTTCCAGGCACTCCGGGGACTCCGAAAAAAGCCAGCCCCGGGATAGGAACTCCAGGGAGCCCTCACCGGAGGAGGGTCCTAGTCGGGGGCGACAATCTACAAGGGATATTGAAGAAGTTCCAACAACCACCACCGCATCGCCGCCCACAAGCGGCAGACGACGACGAAGAGGAGGAAGAGGAGAACCACAACGAGGAGAACAAAGAGAATACTCCTCCGGAGAGTCCCCAGGAGCCAAAAGACAACGAGGGCCCACTGCACCGTCTCCTGAGGAAGTGGGACGAAGACATCAATCGCTTCCGCGACACGGTTTGGACAGACTTAGAAGACTTGAAGAAGAAGCTAGGGATCCACCTCTTATCTGTGTAAAAGGGTCAGCAAACAATTTAAAATGTTGGAGATATAGATGTAATAATAGATTTGGGTATCTGTTTTACAAAATAAGTTCTGTGTTTAAATGGATAGGGGATGATGAATGTATTAACAATGGTAGAATGCTTATAACTTTTAAAAGCATTGAACAAAGAACACAATTTCTGAAAGCTGTAACGCTTCCTCGTGGTAGTACATATGTTTATGGTGCTTTGGATGCATTGTAAGTGTAATCATCATGCTTCGTGCCCGTAGAACTAGACGTGCTGCAGTTACTGACTTATATAAAAATTGCAAGCTTGGAGGTGATTGTCCTCCTGATGTAATCAATAAAGTAGAAGGTACTACACTTGCAGATCGTTTGTTGCAAATATTTGGTAGTATATTATATTTGGGAAACTTAGGTATTGGTACTGGCAAGGGATCAGGGGGGTTTGGAGGCTACAGGCCTATAGGTGGCACAGTTACTCGAACACCTGAAGTAACTGTACCAAGACCATCTATTCCAATAGACCCTTTAGGGGGTGCAGATGTTATTCCTCTGGATGTGATAAATCCAGAAGCTCCTTCAATAATTCCTTTGTCAGAGGGCGCCTTACCACAGATACCAATAACTGATGATGCTAATATCATTGATGTAGCTGAAATAGACCTTACAAGCACTCAGGATGTTATACACACCACACCAGTTACAAATCAGCATCCAACTATTATTTCAGAAACAAATGAAATTATTACTGTTGATATACAGCCGGGACCACCTCCACCTAAAAGAATAGCTTTAGATGTTAGTTACTCTTCAGTGTCTGACATACAACTAAATGTTTTTCCACAAGAACCTAGTCTTGATTCCAATATAAATGTATTTGTGGATCCTCAAATTACAGGGGAAATTGTGGGTCTGGAAGACATTGAATTACAGCCAATAACTGACATTGCAGAATTTGAAATTGAGGAAAGGCCTAATCCCAAAACCAGTACCCCATTGGACAGAGTAATTTCTGGTGGGAGGAGACTATACAATAGATTTGTAGAGCAGGTTCAAACCAGAAATCCTACATTTATCACTCAACCTTCCCGCCTTGTTCAATTTGAAATTGACAATCCCGCCTTCGATAAGGAGGTCAGCCTAGAATTCGAGCAAGATGTTAATGAACTCAGAGCAGCTCCGGATGCAAATTTTCAAGATATTGTATATCTTAGTAGGCCTCATATTGCAGAAAGAAATGAAAACATAATAGTAAGTAGATTTGGTCAAAGAGGCACAATGACTACTCGAAGTGGATTAAAATTTGGTCAGCGAGTCCATTTCTTTTATGAATTAAGTAGTATTCCTCAGGCTGAAGATATTGAATTGCGTCCATATGGTATATTTTCAGGAGAAGATGTTCAGGTAGATGCTTTAAGTGAAGCAAGTGTAGTTAATAGTACTTTATCTTCCGAAATATCTTATCCAGATGAGTTATTATTGGATCCTCTGGAAGAAAGATTTGAAAATGCTCAGTTAGTATTACATATACCTGACACTGATGAAAGTATACCTACTCTACCACCAGGATTAGGCCTACGAATAGTTGTTGGAGATGTTGCTAGAGATATATTAGTAGATATACCTATTATACCTAATACAGATACAATTATAAAACCAGTAAAGCCATTTTCGCCTTTACTACCATCAGCTAATGTTATAGTAATGGAAGAAGATTATTTGTATGATCCTGATATTTATAGGAAGCGGCGAAAGCGTAAACTTTCAATGTTTTGATTTTTTACAGATGGCTTTATGGTTACCTACAACCGGAAAACTATACTTACCACCTACTAAACCTACTCCACGCGTGCTTCATACTGATGAATTCATTCGACCAACAAATTTATTTTTCTGTGCAAGTACAGACCGTTTGTTAACAGTAGGGCATCCATACTTCCCTATAAAAAATCCTGGAAATGATGAACAGATTGACGTTCCTAAAGTATCAGGTTCACAATATAGAGTATTTAGATTTAAACTTCCAGATCCAAATAAGTTTGCCTTAGTAGATTCTACAGTCTTTAATTCTGATGAAGAAAGACTAGTTTGGAGGTTAAGAGCTGTAGAAATGGGTAGGGGAGGCCCACTGGGTGTTGGTGTTACTGGTCATCCTTACTTTAATAAATTTGTAGGCACTGAAAATCCTACAGAATATCCACCAGCTCAATCAGAAGATAATAGGTTAGATATGTCAATGGAACCTAAGCAAAACCAGATATTCATTGTTGGTTGCATACCACCTATGGGTGAACATTGGGATAAAGCTAAAAGCTGTGACAAAAATCCGGCTGCAGGTACGTGTCCGCCTATACAGCTGGTAAATAGTACCATTGAAGATGGTAACATGTGCGACACAGGCTTTGGTGCTATGAATTTTGATAATCTATGTGAAGATAGGTCATCATTTCCTTTAGATATTATAAATGAAACTAGTAAATGGCCAGATTTTTTGAAAATGAACAAAGATCCTTATGGAAATTATATTTTCTTTTATGGCCAGAGAGAGCAATTGTATATCAGACATCAGGGAGCCAGGGGAGGTTCAATGGGAGACACAATTCCTGACCCTCCGGGAGAATATTATTACACACCTACTGGACCACCACAGAATACAATTGGATCTCATATATACTTCAGTACTGTGAGTGGGTCTTTAAATAGTAGTGAATCACAGCTATTTAACAGACCTTATTTTTTGCAAAAAGCTCAGGGACCAAACAATGGTTTATGTTGGAATGAAGATTTATTTATTACTTTACTAGATACAACTAGAAATACAAATTTTAACATATCAGTTTACAAACAATCTCCACCGCTTACCCCCAATACTTACAGATACAAAGCAGAGGATTTTAACCAGTTTTTACGTCATGTTGAAGAATTTGAGTTCGAATTTGTGTTTCAGTTATGTAAAGTACCTTTAACTGCTGATGTATTGGCTCATTTAAATGTTATGAACTCAAATATATTGGAACATTGGAGTTTAGCCTTTGTACCACCACCACCAGCAGGTATTGAAGATGCTTACAGATATATGCAGTCATTAGCTACACGTTGCCCTACAGAAAATCCTACTAAGGAACCAGAAGATCCCTATAAAGATTTAAACTTTTGGGATGTAGATTTACATGATAGATTTTCTTCAGAGTTATCACAGTCTTATTTGGGCAGACGGTTTTTGTACCAAATTGGTGCACTAAATGGAAGGAAACGAGCACGCACAGAAACAACAATTAGTACCACAAGAAAAGGAAAGAAATCTACAAAAAGACGAAAAACTAATGCTTAGGTAATGTGAAAGTATCAAATGTTGTTGTATAATATGTTTACAGTCTATTCTTAAAACTTGAATTACAAATGTGTAAGAAATAAAAAATGGTGCTGTGTTGGCAATTCTGACTCATGTGGTCTACATTCTTTCGCCTCCGCGCCTTAATTTTGTTTATTATGTAGTATCCTGGTTCTCCATCCAACTTAGTCCGAAGGAACAGCCAACTGGACAGACTTCAACCTTTTTCGGTACTAAAAAAGGCGCCAAACTAAAGGTAAGATCCTTTTTCGGTCGTTTTTATCGCCTGAGGTGAACTCAAGTTCAGGCAAGGTAAGACTGAGTCAGTCTTGGCACTACAGACAGGAATTTGGCTAGAACATCTTGGCAGACGAAACAACCGTTATCGGTCTCTATCTTTTATCTAACAATTATTGTTGGCAACAATTATTAAAAAGAAAAAAAAGAAGACCGGGATGGATACATATAAATATCAGCTCAAAGTTGCAGTTTCATCATTTCTGATGGCTGCGTATTTTCCTCGTAGGCTAGATGAATATTGTCAATTTTATCAAATTGATTTTTTTAATTTACGATTGCCTTGTATTTTTTGCTTATTTTATCCAAGCTTGCAGGACCTTGCTGATTTTTATTGTAAGAAACTTAATATAGTTTGGAGACAAAATGTTCCTTATGTCTGTTGCTCTAAATGCTGTAAACATTCTGCGCTTATAGAAAAGCAAAAATTTTTTCAATGTTCTGTGAAGTGTAGCATATTGGATGCTGTTGTAGGTAAACCTTTGAAAGAGATTGTCATTCGCTGTGTATCTTGTTTTGCTTTGCTT